AAGGAGCGAGCAGCGCTGGTCCCCAAGCGCCAGTACGACATGACCGTGTGCTGCTACTTGGGATCAGCGGATGAAGAAGGCCGGTACAAGCCGTGTGGCGTCTGCTGGAAGTGCACAGGATGACCGAGCACCTCAGACACAAGATGCACGCGAACTCGATGGCCGCGTGGCTGCGGCTGCAGGCTGCAGGTGAGATCGACCAGCGCGAACTGCAGGTGCTCGGCTACATCGAGACGCACGCCGGCTGCACTGACCATCAAGTGCGCGACGGCCTCGGCTTCCCCGAGCGCAACGACGTGAGCCCAGCCATCACACGGCTGAAGCAGGAGGAGCTGATCGAAGAGGGCCCGAAGGTGCTGGGTGAGTCAGGCTTCAGGCGCCGCACGCTGTACCTCGCCGGCACCGTACCTGATCCGCGCCAGGGTGCGCTCTTCTGAGCCGCACGAAGCTCGGCCATGACTATGCCAAGCTCTCGAAGTGTCCTGACTGCGGGCGAAAGGCGGCGTGCGCTGAGTGCAGACGGTGCGTCGAGCTTTGTGTGGGTGCGGGCTGTCGCGGGGTGTGCAAAGCCGGGTTGCGTCGCCGGCAACGACCTGTTCCGATACAACTCCCCCTTCACTATGGTGCGCTGCCATGACTGCCCTCGTCGGTGACTGTGCTTGTTTCCTGAAGCTCCGAAGCTCGAACCTGTTCACTGACCCAGCGGAGACGCCGGGTGCCAACGAGAACACGGTGTGCATCTTCTGCGGTCGGGTGCTACGCACGAACGTCACCGCTGATACGCGGCGTGCGAGCTTCACAGACGAGACCGGGGCACCTGGTGAGCAGGGCCGCATCACTGCAGCGAGAGCCCGCGCCGGCCTGATACGTGGCAGACCCTTCGACAACGCACCTCCCATCGATCCTCGTCCACGCCAAGCATGGGATGACCCAGGCGAGCCTGCGTGACCGTTAAGGAGGGCTGGCCGCTGTTCGCGTGGCTCATCCTCGCCCACCTGTGGGCACTGTGGTACTTCATCGAACGACTCGCCTGACCATCATCGGGTTGACTCTCCCAAGCTACTGACTACGCTCGCGACCGTAAGGCTGCATGCAGGTTAGTGGTCGTCCCATCGGCCAGCAGACTGGACAGGCACCGGTCAAGCCACTGATGGGGCGGCCATGGCTTAATAGAGGAGAGACGATCATGCCGTGCGGACCAGGCTACCCGATGAAGGGCAAAAAGAAGAAGAAGGGCAACCCCCACGCGATGAAGAAGAAAAAGAAGAAGAAGGGCAAGTACTGAGCCCTCTGAAGTAGACGCAGCTAGACGTGGCAGGCAAGGGCAAGCCGAAGACTGGCGGTCGCAAGAAGGGCACGCCCAACCTCGACAAGGCGGACTTGCTGCAAGCGATACGCGACGCCGTCGATGACCAGGACTACCACCCTGTCGTGCAGCTGGCGCTCGTCGCGACTGACACCTCGATGGTCAAGGTCACCGAGACCAAGCAGGGCAAGCTGGTCGAGTTCGAGGTGGCGAAGTACTCCGATGAACTGAGAATCACCGCAGCCAAAGAGGTGGCGCAGTACGTGGCGCCGAAGCTCAAGGCCGTCGAGCACACTGGTGACGCTGAAGGCTTCGGCCTGAATCTCTACATGGACCTGGGACCGAAGACGAAGGGCAATGGCCGCACTCGCTGAACAACCCAGCGGCCCGCTCGATGTGCACTACCACGCGTCGCCCACGTGCCGGCGCTTCCACCGTAGCGACGCATTCATCAGGGCACTGGTGGGCCCGCTCGGCAGCGGCAAGAGCGTCGCCTGCGTCATGGAGATGATGCGCCTGTCGCTGACGCAAGAGCCTGGACCCGATGGTGTGGTGCGCGCTCGGGGCTGCGTCATCCGCAACACCTACCGCGAACTCAAAGACACCACGCTCAAGACCTGGACTGACTGGGTGGTGCCGCAACGCGTCGGTCGGTGGGACGAGGTGAACATGACACTGCACATGGTGTCGCCGCGGATGCACATCGAGATCCTGTTCCGAGCGCTCGACCACCTGAAGGACATCAAGAAGCTGCTGTCCCTCGAACTCACGTGGGCGTGGCTCAACGAAGCTCGCGAGATACCGAAGCCTGTGCTCGACATGCTGCAAGGCCGCGTCGGTCGCTACCCTGCGAAGCGCGACGGTGGTGCGACGCAAGCGTGCATCATCATGGACACCAACCCCTGCGACGAGGACCACTGGTGGTATCGCATCTTCGAGGAGGAGCGCCCGCCCGGCTTCGCCATCTTCCATCAGCCGAGTGGGCTCAGTGCGAAGGCCGAGAACCTCGACAACCTGCCCGACGAGTACTACACGCGCCTGCAGTACGGCCACGACCAGGAGTGGGTCAACGTCTACGTGCACGGTCGGTACGGCTTCGTCATGGACGGCAAGCCAGTGCACCCCACGTACCAGGACGACGTGCACGCAGCTGCCGAGGAGATCGCGTTCAACCCTGACGACACGCTGGTCATCGGCATCGACTTCGGCCTGACGCCGGCAGCCGCGTTCCTGCAGCAGAACCAGTGGGGACAGTGGTGCGCCATCGACGAGCTTGTCACCGAGGACACTGCCACCAACGAGTTCGCCGAACTGCTGAACACGAAGCTGCAGAAAGAGTACGGCTTCGCCACCTCCATCGACTTCTGGGGTGACCCAGCCGGCGACACGCGGGCAGAGACTGACAAGACCACACCCTTCATGGTGCTGCAGGCCAAAGGCATTGACGCCGGCCCTGTGTGGACCAACGACGAGATCATCAGACGCGGCGCCCTGTCACGGCAACTCTCGCGGCTCGGTCTCAACGGCAAGCCTGGGTTCCAGGTGTCACCGAAGGCACGCATGCTGCGCAAAGGCCTGGCCGGCGGCTTCAAGTATCGGCGCATGTCGGTGACGGGTGAGGAGCGCTACCACGACAAGCCCGACAAGAACATCTACAGCCACATCGTCGAGGCCGCCGAGTACGCGCTCGTCGGTGCCGGCGAGGGCGACAAGCTCATCGAGTCATCGGTGGGTCGTAACCGCAAGCCACGCGTGATACGAAGTGGCGGACTGCGGTATCCACGTCCACCACCACGAGGACACTCTCATGCATAAGAGCGGCGAACCAAGGCACGACATCGATCCAACCTACGAGGAAATGAGCTACACCGAGAAGGGCCCCGCGTACTACCCCGGCGAGTGTTCGCACGGTGCGAAGGGCGAGAGCATCCAGAGCAGCATGCCAGGCGCCGGCAAGAACAACCTGTCCCCGCCGAACGCGTCGGGCATGGGTGGCGCCATGGAGGGCAGCGGACTGCCGCCAGCCAACGGCATCAGCCTTGTGATCGCCGGCAACCGCGGCAACCCGATGCCGCCAGGCCCCGTCGATGTCGACGTGCGCCCCGCAATGCCGGCAACAGGTGAGGCCGCACTGCCGCCTGGTCCATCGTGCGGCAAGCACGACGTGGGCAACCCCGGCCAGCTGCCTCCCGGCGTGCCGGTCGGTGGACATGGCTCACCGCCGCGAGGTGGTGGAAGCGCAGGGCGTGGTCCCGGCTCGGGTGGCGGGCAGCTGCCGCCTGGTGTGAGTGTCTAAGGACGCACTGACGCCGGCCATCGCAGTACTCGTCGAGTCGTTCACCGAGAAGGACTTCGTCATTGACTGCGACGGCTGCACCGCGTGCTGTCGTGGTCACGATGGCGTGAAGCTCGATGCCGGCGACGTGGGCAGGTTCCGCGGCGCTGCTCACCAGGACGACAAGGGCGAGTGGCGACTCAATCAAGTGGATGGTGCGTGCGTGTACCTGGGCCCAGTGGGCGATGACCCTGGTCCGCATCGAGAGGGCTGCATGATCCACGATGACGCACCACGGCGTTGCAAGGAGTTCGACTGCCGTGCTGCCGTCATCACCTACAGCGCTGTGGGCATCGACGAGCTTGTGACGCAGGGCGACTTACCGGTGGACGTGGTCATCATGGGCCGCAAGAAGCTCGAAGAGTTCAACAACGTGATGAACACGCGTGCGCTCAGTGGCGGCGCCGACCTGAGCTTCCTGATGGAGGACAACCCTGATGCATCCACGTGAAATCGTGCAGCGATGGCAGGCGCACTACTCGTTGCGCAAGACCGTCGAGGAGCACTGGCAGCTGATCGAGAGGTTCGTGTGCCCTGGCCGCGGCAAGTTCTTCCAAGAGGAGAAGAGCGAGCACGAACTGACATGGCGGCGTCGCGAGCTATACGACAGCACGGCGCCGATGGCAGCCCAGTCCCTAGCGGCCAGCATCCACGGCGCGCTCACCTCGCCGGCTACGAAGTGGTTCCGCCTACGCTTCCGCACTGACGACCTCAACAAGATGAAGGAGGCGAAGGAGTGGCTCGAAGAGTGCGAGGACCGCGTGTTCATGGCGCTGCAGGACAGCAACTTCAACATCGAGGCTGCCGAGGCCTACATGGATCTGGTGTGCTTCGGCACCACCGTACTGGTCGAAGAGACCGAGAGCGAAGACACGTGGGAAGGCGTGCAGTTCCAGGTGATCCACATCAGGGGGTGCTACTTCGACATGGACTGGAACAGGGACGTGCGCAACCTGTACCGCGAGATGGACATGACCGCCGGGCAGATCGTCAGCAAGTTCGGCGACGACACGCCGGCCAAGATTCGCACCGCCTACGACTCAGCCGCGGAGATTGATCGCAAGTACACCGTCCTGTTCTGCATCTTCAGACGCGAGGACAAGAAGAAGGCCGACACCAGCAAGCCGCTCGCCGTGACCGAGCGACCGTATGGTTGGCGCTACGTGATGGCCGACGACGCCACGCCCATCGGTGAAGAGGGCGGCTACTACGAGATGCCGGCCTTCGTCGCACGCTGGCGGATGATGTCAGGCAGCCAGTGGGGGTTCTCGCCGGCCATGCTGGCACTGCCAGACATCCTGACGCTGAACGAACTGGTGAACCTCATCCTGCGCGCCGCTGAGAAGGTGCTCGACCCGGTCACGCTCACCACCCAGCGCGGTGTGATGGGCGACCTCGACATGGAGCCCGGTGGCGTGGTGGTGGTGCAGGACATCAACGACGTGAAGCCCTACGAGAGTGGGGCGCGCTTCGATGTGTCCGAGCTTCAGAGGGACACGCTGCAGCGCTCGATACGCACCACGTTCCACGTGGACCAGCTTGAGCTCAAAGAGTCGCCGGCCATGACCGCGACCGAGGTGAACGTCCGATACGAACTGATGCAACGCCTGCTCGGTCCCACGTTGGGCCGCCTGCAGAATGACTTCCTCGACCCGCTCGTCAGCCGCACGTTCAAGATACTGATGCGTGCCGGCCAGCTGCCAGAGGTGCCTGAAGCGCTTCGCGATGCCGGCGGGGAGATGGACATCGAGTACACCGGGCCGCTCGCCAGGGCGCAGCGCATGACCGAAGCCGACAGCATGAACCGTTGGGTGAGCAACCTGGCGCCTCTTGCGCAGCTGAAGCCAGACATTCTGGACAACGTCGACTTCGATCAGTTCGCTCGCGAGCTTGGCGAGACCCTCGGTGTGCCGGCCACCAACATGCGCAGCGAGATCGAGATCAAGCGACTGCGCAAGGCCCGCGAGGAGGCGATGGCGAAGACTCGCATGACCCAGCAGGCGACTGGTGACGGCCAGGCCATGGAGGCGATGGGCAAGGGCAAGGCTGCGCTCAACGAGGGCTTCGGCGAAGAGGGCGCCAACCAGCTGCTCGAACAGGTAGGCAAGCAGATGGGTGGTGGTGGTGGAGAAGCGGCCTGATCCCCTCGTCAAGTTGAAGCCCCTCCCCACGCCAACGGACAAGCTGCGTGAGGCGAGGCGCAAGACGGTCGGCCCCGATGCCGATGCCGTCAAGCATGCGCTGCACAACCCCAACGGCGTGGCGCTGCTCGACGTGCTGCGCGCTCGGTTTCCAGGTGAGTTCCACGTGGACCCAACCCAACACGGCTTCAATGCGGGCCAGCGGTCGGTCTGGGTGTGGCTCGAACAGATGATCGACTTCAAGGTGGAGTGAACAACATGTGGATAAGGCACGGTCCAGTGATGGAAGGCGAGGGTAGTGGTGCCGGTGGCGGTGGTGGTGGCGGTGGCGGTGGTCTGCCTGCTCCCGGCGGTGGTGGTCCTGGTCCTGGCACGCCGTGGTACGCGGGGCTCACGCCGGAAGGCGCCGAACTGCCGGCAATCGTGACCGAGGCGCCTGACTTCAGCACGTTCGTGAAGAGCGCGGTGGACCTCAAGGCCTACCAGGGCGACAGCTTGCGCATCCCAGGCCCCGAGGCCACCGACGACGACCGCTCTGCGTTCCACACGAAGCTCGCCGAGCGCGTGCCGGGCGTCTACTACATGCCCGACGCGAGTGACCCGGCGCAGATCAAGGCACTGCAGCGCAAGCTCGGTGCCCCCGAGGATGGGAATGGATACACATTCA